ACTGAGCCAACTAATAACGTCATCCGCTTCTAATTTACCTGGAAATATATTTTTAACCCCGAGACATTCAACAATATCAAGAATACTATCTACACTACTATACACTTCTTTGTTTCTATCTTGATCTCGTGTGCCTTTGTACGTGCCTTCTGTGAGAGTGTTTCTAAAATTTGTTTCTTTGGAGAGTTTTCGGTCCCACGCAATATATACCTTATTTGCGTTAAACTGATCTACATAAGATTTAACAATCTTAATAAACGCAAATGAACTACCTGTGTTAACCCCTTTAGAGTTAATTAATGGCCTTCCAGTACTATTGGCTATCCAATGGGTCCGGTGAAGTGTGTTGTTCCCGTCGATTAAGAGCGTTATTTCGTTGGTCATTGGTGGCTTGAAGGTTATACTCTGCTACACACACATTATATATGCTCTTGGGTAAAACATCTACTGGTTCTAATACTTTATTCTTAAACCCCCACTCTAAATCTTTTGTTGCTATCACTCGCACGTATTTATCGGGTAACGAAAAAAACGTAGTCTCTTCCTCTGTCTTTTTAACTTGTACGAGCCACTCTCCTTTAAGTTTACCATTGAGCACAACATAGATGTATCTATGCTTAGGTAAACAAAGTAGCTTAAGCTTCTTAATTATTGTTGTAACCATACGGGTCACTCCCGTTAGAATTAGCAATATTTTGACTGATCTTATACATTACTCGTCTTAAACGCTCAAGAAGTGCATCATGTTCTCCTGGAGAGGCTGCCGATACCATCTCAACAGGGTTATTATTAAGATCATACCCTATCAACATAAAGGGGCCCATAAACTCTTTAACTATAAGGTCTAGAGTTTCAATTTCTCTTTTCTTTTCTTTAACCACTAGAGTCTTTATTTTAGCATATTCTAGCTGAGCGTGCATCAGCATTTCCTGTATTTTCTTTTGTTCGGGTGCAGTCATACCAGCTATAGCAATCGGAGTTAGCTCAGAAGGCTTTGCCGGTGCAGGCGCATTTAAAGATAGAGCCTGTGGTATAGGGCTCGCTTTCTTTACTGACCTCTTGTTAGAAGTCTTTGTATTCTTTGTGGGTTTGCTCACCATATATATTTATAACTTAGCGAACTAAACTACGGAGTTCTGATTCAGAAACTGTTGCGACAAATCCGCCGACCACTCCTTTGACAATACAACCGATGGCATCATGCGAGTGAAGCGACTCTAAATGGGAGCATACGATCTTAAAATCGATAATACGCGAGCATTTATTAAACTCTTGATACAGTAAGCGAGATGCATCTTCTACAAACTTTAAATACGCCCCATTAAGCTCAGCAAATGCTTGTTCGTCTTCTCTCTTGACCATAACTTGAGTCTCAGTCTTGAGAGCATTAAGACACATCTGTTGAACCTCTTCAAACCAAATATGATCAGTATATTTAAGTGAGATACGAGCCGTTGAACGCTGAGAGTGAGATACTACAGCCTTGTTACGGTACTTACGGGCATGCTCTCCAAGCTCAAAAGAGCATGGGCATGCAGAAGAATAAACAAAGTCAAAGTGAATAATCTTATCAAATATACCTTGTTGATTGAGACTGCACTCAATAGAGATGTTATAGTATTGGTACCCTTTATTACCGGAACGAAGACTCTCTTGTAGTATAGGGTAAGATATCTTAAGAATAATCTTAGCATCAAATGTACCGAGGTTCTTCTTATAGAGCTTTAATACGTCTTCAATATAGTTAGCATCAAATACGTTGTCTTTATGCTCGTAAAAGGATCTAATAATACGAGACATATTAATACCCTTCTTATCTGCATCAAGAGATACAGTGCCGGTTACAGCAGTTTCAAGCTCAATAATAGTACCATCTGAACGAGTCCACTTAAGAGGGAGCTTAAAGTTATGTATACCCACTTGCTGAATAGCTACATTAGCACCCTGGATAAGAGACGAGGGGCCGTTCTGCAGATCAGGCAAGGTAGCGATATAAGCACTATCAGGCTTAAGCGTAGTATCGTAGTTGCGATCTGGCTCCATATACTTGTAGTTAACAGCGTCGAATAAAGGCTGTTTGCCTTCTACGTCTTCACCGAGCCAGTCATAGTTTTTAGAATTACTCATAAATTTATAGTTTTGGGTTTTGTTTGCTGTTGTATAGCTCTGATTTATTATTGATTCCATATTTAACAAGGTAAGTTATTATAACCTCGATTGAGTCGGTTTTCAACTTAAACTTCTCCGGAATAAACTGACCCCCATCATAAAACTCAAAATACGTTTCACCGAACATATCGCCGTGATTAACATAGCAAGTGCAAAATATTGATGCATGACCAGGGTCAATCATTACAGTCCAGTTACGAGGATCAGACTCGCTATACTCGTCAAATAGTCTATATACGAGATAACCGGAGTCTTTGAGTCTCTTAATAAAATAACTCTGAGTTGTAATCTTGTTTGCCATTATTTGACTAAGCCCGAGATAATGAATTTAAACTCCGTATCGTCTGTTGGCTTAACAAAGAAAGACATAACCTTAAACTTCAGGTTAATACCCACTCTTGCTTTATCAAACTTAACTCCTGATAGCACTCTAAAGATATCTAAGTTAAACGGTAGAGACTGAGTGAGTGGTTGACCCTCAATCTTGTCTACTACCTTAAGGGTAATATTATCTGTGTTAGACTTCTCTTTATCTCCTAATTCACAGTATATACCGTCAGGTTGACCGTAAAGATAGATCTTATTAGTATCAGTAGTGAAGGAACTAGCCTTAAGAATCTCTTGTAGTTTCTTATATTCAATATCGAAGAAAGTATCAAGTTCTAGAGACTCAATCTTCTCTTTCTTAAGAGAAACCTTAGGTACAATAGCATCATCAAGAAAATGATACTTAAACTGCATAGTATTAGACTTATAAAGAAGATGATTACTATTAATTTTAAAAGTAACCTCATCCTCTTCAATACACTCGATTACTCTTAGGAGCTTTTTAATATCTCCAATATTGAGAGTAGTCTCTTGCTCTATATCTAAAGCGTGATTGTACTTACCGAGTAAGATAATACTCGTATCAGGCTTATTACATACAACATACAATCCGTCCTTAGTAGCTTTAATTGACGCTACATCTACGGCTTTGCTTATTATGTTTAAGAAGTTATCTGCAAAAGCTTTTTTATCCAGTTTGAGGTCCATCGATTATTGTTTTCTTGAGTTTTTTTTTATCTACAAATGTAGAGATTTCGTCAATCTTATTCGTGAGAATTATAATCTTGTTTTCGAGATTATCAATGGCCTTCATAATATCTTCATACCGTGCTTTACGGTCAAAATCAAAGTATTGTTGATCATTATCAATAGCTGGTGCCGTAGGCGCAATAATAAGAGGCAGATTAACTGCACCTTGCGGCGGTGGGGGAGCAACTATATTAAGTAATGGTTCGATCAGTGCTGCTACAACAGGCGGTGGTGGTGCCACCGGCTGAGGTCTTGGAGCAGGCGCTGGTTGTAGGTTCATGGCACGAGCAATACCCGAAGGCATTACTTTAGACATATCTACATCAGTAACTTTTAAATCCCCTAAAGATGATTTCTTGACTCCAGTAATATCATTCTGAACAAATTTACCGAACATAGCAATAGCAACCACTTGCTCTTGAGTGAGTCCTTGATTTTCAGATACAATTGCTTGTGCTTCCGCATCAGACATGGCCGGCGCGGCATTCCGATTCTGTTCGGCTTGCCGGCGGGCCTGCGAGATTTGTTCACGTCTTTGTTGCTCAGTCATTTATTACAGGTCGTCGAGACCGTCAAGAATAGCCTTGACTTTGTCATCATTAACCGAATCATTGCTTGACGTAGGTTTAGCAACAGGTTTAGCAGCTGCTTTAACTACAGGCTTAGGGGCTTCGTATGGAACATCATCCTCTACGTCTGCTGCAGCTGGCTCAGCGGCTGGTTTAGCAGCTTCGTTACCGTAGAAGTTGGTATCGATAAACGCTTGAATGTCTGCAGCAGTCTTATGCTCAACAAACGTATTAAGCTCAAACACACTCTCATAGATACCAGGGATCTTATCTTCATCAAGCCCCTCAATTGGACCTGGTGCAAGGAATTTAGAAGCCGTATAAGTCGGGTATTTAGGCGCGCCAGGCTTATCAGATACGAGTTCAGCTTTAATACGAAGACTGCAACCGCTCTCGGAAAGATCAAAAATCTTTGCTCCAAACTCGCTAGCATCATCACCACTAATAGCTGCTTCAATAATCTTATTAAGTTGCTTACCAAAACGAAGGACTTTTACGGTGCCGTTATTCTCTGGGTTCTTAGGGTCACTCACGACGTAAATATTAACATACCAGTTCTCTTTACGACGGAGATTGGCTTTAGCGCGCTCTTGCTCTTCAGCAGAACCACTACGGAGAATCTTAAAGTAAAGCTCACTTACTGGGCATCTCTCTCCCCAAGTAGAAGGCGAAGCAACACTAGCATATTGACCGGTTGCAATACTATTCCAGCCGTGATGATAGTAATGAAGAAAAGTCTCTTTTGGTGACTTAATGTTAGGCAGCAAACGAACCACATAAGTGGCTGGGCCAGCGATACTGAGAATGTTCTTATAGTTACCACCGGTTTGTTTAGTCTTAGCGCTTTCAAGAGCGCTTTTAATGCTCTCGAACATATTTGAGTTGAATGTAGGTTTCATATTAGTTTAGGTATTTTAGTTTATTATTAGGTTTAATCAATACGATTAGTTGTTTTAGTTATTATTTTAAGGCCCTCGCTGATTATGTTCTTTGCTCGAATAGAGGTATTAAGTCTCATCTTATATTTTGAGATGTTACTTGCAACGTCATTTAAGTAAAGTTCTTTATCTTGAGGACTAAGAGAGTTTAGCTGCGTTTCAAAGAAAGGCAACTTAATCAAGACGTAAATGTTAATAAGCTTATTGTTATAATCTATAACTGGAGCATATGTATATCCCTCTTTTAAATTACAGTATTGCTCGAGTGTAATTTTCCTGTTAAAGCAAGTCACTGCAATATACTTCAAAGTCTTTTTAATGTCTTGGATTTGCTGTTCGGTATCCGGTAACTCTTCTTTCTTTTGTTTCTGAAGCATAGTATAGACTGCTATAGCTTTCTGGGTTGTATAAAAATTAAGAGGGAATATATCCTCATCCTTATATATCTCGTACGGGGCTTTAAAGAACTCTCTAGCGTTAATTTGAGGAAATTTTCGGAAGAACAACTCTAAACGTTGGCATATAAACCCGTCTCCTGTTTTTTCAAACCCATCAAAGTCTTTACGAGCCTTCCACGGCTTATTCCTGGACCCTCGAGATATACTCAAGTACGTATTATATATTTCTGGTACGTTCATTAGGTGTCATGATTGTAACACCTCTTTAACAACTTTGCTACGACATAAGTTGGGATTGTACTTTAAAAATAGCAATATTGCCTCGCGTTCACTATCTACATGGATTAACCGCATATAGATTTTTTTATAAATTTTATTTTTAATTATTAAAGAAAATACGGCAACGTTGTTAAGCTTTTTATTGTGTATAATAGAGCAGAATGAACTAAACTTCAACAATTCAGCTTCAATCTCTTCTCCCATTAAGAAGTCTAATGGGTTATTTAAAACCGCTTCTTGTAATGCGCCAATTACTCCAGACATTATTGTTTTTCCACTGGTGTTAATTGTTTAATAAATTCTAAAAACGTATCAGTAATCTTCCCGCCTGCAGCGTAATCGTGCCCGCCGCCCTCACAGAGCTTAGTAGCAAGCTTAGACATATCTACCGTACATCCTTTTTTCTTTCTAAAAGAAACATGGGAGTTATTGGTGTTAACAAAGAATACTATATCAGAGTCATAGGTCTTTAGCAAGTGGTCACAAATGTCATTAACATACTTGCTACCCATAGTGCCAGTTACATTTAAAGATTGCTTGCTTATACTGACATTACCTGAATACACCTGCAAATTCTCGATCGTGGTGTCTCTACTAGTCTTATACTCTTTAACTATATTCTTTTCAAATTGATTTAACCCGTCAAAGCCATTATAAAACCTCTCGACAAACTTATGAGTACGGCCTTTGTCTAAAGTTCGCTGGGTATTAGTAAATGCGCAATTTAAATCATATGTCTCAGGTAGCTTAAACTGGTAGCTGTCATAATCATTAGCTAAAGCAATTAAATACTTTTGCTGATCTGTAATCTTAAGAGTGTCTTTATGCAAGACATACATTAGCTTAGCGCAAGAAGGTGCCTCTTGTACGTTTACAGTAGATTGCTTGTAATTACCTTTTGCATTAACGTGAGTCAGATGATGATCTATAATTATAGACTTTTTATTATCAACCAAGTCAGCATGCGTGCTTATATCTAGATCTAAAAAGAATACTCTATCGTAATTATCGAAACTATCAGTTTCGAGCCATTTTAAAAAGGTTTTTCTAAAACTACTAACAGTTGTCGGAGAGAATTGTATTTCTCCAAGATTAGCTTTTAAAGCCCAATGCAGCACTAACAGGCTGGCACCACCGTCTAAGTCTACATCAGTAAAAACGTATATGTTCTTGGCATTCACAATACTATTTAACTTATTAGGTAAGTTTTTCCAGCTTTCTTTCTAAATTAGACATTTCATCCCCGTCATCGCCGGATTTATTACTTAATCCAATGTAATCTTTTTCTTCTGAAAGAGATAATGTATTATAATCAATCCGCATCGCAGTTCCACTGTGTTTTGGTCCTAAACGATTCTTAATGCCGCCGACTTTAATAACACCAAGCTCCTGGTCCCCTTCTTCTTGATAAATAGACCAAACTACATCAGCAGTAAACGCAACCCCTAGAGATTCAGAAACTGTATCTAGAGATGGCTTCTCCATACCCTCTCTATTGGTCTGAACTGCACTCACAACAGGAATACTAAAGAAATAGGAAAGAGCTCTAAGGTCTTCTGCACAGGATTTACCCTGTTCGTAGGAGTTATCACCGCTACCAGCTTTAAGCAAACCTAGGTAATCTATTACGAGTATATCCGGTTTAATACCGTTTTTAATAAGAGATTCGATGAACGATGTTATACCGCCCACACTAATACTCTTAGGAGGAAACTCCTTAATGATTAATTTACGTTTACGATCTTCGTATACTCCCTGAAAGTATGTTTCAAGCGCGCCAGTCTGCTGTTGAATATCTTTAATCGGAATTTTAGATAAATGGCTGCTTATTCTCTTTGCGTACATCATTTCAGGCATTTCAAGAGATATGAGTAATGTAGTTAGACCTCTTTCAGCCATATTACTAGCAATGTTACCTAAGAAAATACTCTTACCCACATTAGTAGGTCCTAAAAACAGATACAATGCTCGGCCTTTCTTAGCTAAGCCTCCACCAATCTTATCGTCTAAGAAGTGCCACCCTGTAGGTATTACTTCATTTTCTGCGCCCAGCTCTTTAATTACTTTCTGGTAATCCCCGTAAAAATCTAAGCCAATATCATTAATGAGCGTAATATTACATGCTTTCTCAAATAGCTGAAGAAACTTGCTATAATCAGCTCTATCATTAGTAAAATCATCTACAATCTTAAGTACTGTATTATAAACTGTTTTTTCTTTAAAGAAGATCTCAGTATTGTGTACTAGTTCATCAAAATTACCGACTAGATCGATTTGCTTATAACTAATTAAGGTCTCTTTTAATAGAGCAACATCCTCTTCCTTCTTAAGGTAGGTCTTGATCTCAGTAATAGTAGGAAGCGACTTTCTCTTGAGATAAAAATCTCTAATAATACCTACTACTAATTTATTACCCGGAGACTTAAAGTTATCTGGGGTAAGGTACTCTGATACTAGAGAAGTATAGTAGCCGTTAGTCAGCGCTTGACAGGCGATTACATTTTCAAAATACTCTGTATTAACCTGAAGTTTATTCTTCACGTCCTTATTATAACTCATAAAATAAAAAAAGCTAAGGGAAACCTTAGCTTTTTTGTTATTATATTTTTAATGCGTATTATGTAATACGAAGAACATAACCATGAATAGTCGGGTCATCTTTTGTATTAAATACCCCGATAATCCAGTTCTGCCAAACACTATCGCTAGTTGTTAAAATACTGCCTGGATATGTCCAGCGGGTAAACTTACCTTTCTTGAACTCCCCTTTCTTGTTACGCTTAACAATAGTACGAGCTCCAAAGCCTGAACCAGCTGGATCAACAACCCAAGCTGATAGCGCGTAGCCGTCTTTACCATAAGGTGTAATACCTGAGAAGTGATAGAAGATACTCTTTACCGGCTGATCATCATATTCATAAGATGTCCAGTTAACAAACTCTTCACTATCACTATCCCAATCTACAACTAAGCCCTTTGCAATACCTGCAGGAAGATCGCGGTCACCAATTTGACTGTAACCACCAACAATCGTGTAACTAGTACCACCGTTATGCCAGATACCATATGCAGTAACGCTAGTAGCATCGCTATATACGATTTCTAAGAACTTACCCGTAGCAATGTTATAGATGAAAGCGCGACCGCTATAAATCTTAGTATCAAAGTTACCTACAACAATACCACCATGAACGCTATGCGCAATAACGTTAAGTACTTCATCATTCTCATCCACGACAAGCTCGCTTGGGTCTAAACGAAGCCATGTACCGTTACCATCAAGATCGCCTTGATAAAAGCACCCTAAATCGAGCCCGCCCGTAGCATCAGTCTTATAACTACCTACGGCCTGTACTTGTCCGTCTCCGAGATCATCTACACTGTAGAGAGCAGTAGAAGCCGTGTTAGGAAAGTTTAAAAGATGCCACTCCCCTACGTTCTTACCTAATGGCCCTTTGTAAAGTAGCCCTTGGGTACCGCCACTAGCGGGTTTAAAAACGCCTGTAATAAAGGCTTCGTTAACTGATTTAGTTACAGGACGAATGCCTGTTAAGAAGGTACCGTCATCAGTACCTGCGCCTGTATAATTGAATTCTTGGAATTTATTAGCCATAATTATTTATTTACTTTATAAAATTATTAATCTTCTGTTTCTGTACTCTTAATTAAACCATCAATAGCTTCTGCAACGGCGCCGCTTGCGCTTCCGTAACAGACCTTCTCTTTAAGAGTTTCTTCGAGAAGAGGTAAGACCCGCTTTTCCCAGAACTCAGGTTCATTTTCCCATTTACTAGCGTATCCAATCTTTTCACCTTGTAGGTTATAGGTTGAACCAGTTTGCTCAATAACCCCGAATGCGACAGCCATGTCCTTAAGACCTGCATAACGACTTAACCCAGTCCGGAAGTTATTATATAATTCAGCTTTAAGGAATGACGGCACAAACCGGTTCTTTACAGTCATTGCTGAGAGTGTAACACCACTTACATTATGGGCAACAGCGATTGATTCTTGTCCTTCATTCTTATCAATCTTTTCATTACGTACTGCCAGCTGTACTAATAAAGAAGCTAGATATACTGGACCACTACCACCTGATTGTTTTTTAACTAACTCTGGATACAAAGATGTAGGGTTATCATAGATATGATTAGTAAAAACAATCGGTACACGAGCTT